CAAGGAAATATAGTAGTCATTGAGAATACAAATGGAGCAAATATGCTTTTAGGAGTGGCTGGGGCTCAAGCACAATTATATTATAATGGTGTTAGTAAACTTGAAACTACAAGCGCAGGTGCTACTGTAACTGGTGACTTATCAGTAACAGGTGATTTAAATATAACAGGCGATATAAATTCTGTTAGTGTTACAGATTTAGATGTAGTTGATAAAACAATAACAGTAGGTAAAGGTCAAAGTGAATCTAGCTCAGATGGTTCAGGTATTCTAGTTGACGGTAGTGGTGCTAGTATTTTATGGGACGAACCTAATAATGAATGGGAGGTTAATAAAGATTTAAGTATATATACTGGAGCTGGATTGGCTACGCTTATTGTAGGTAGAAACCCTAACGAAAGATTAATAATAGATCAAACTGATAATGAAACTGTTTTAACAGCAGACAATGATTCAGATGGTAATAGTGAACATAATTTTAGATTAAATAGAACATTTGAAGGATCAGGCGCTAATAACTTTAAAATACAAAAAGGAGGCACAGACCAACTTACTATAGACACTAATGCTAATGCAATTTTTGCAGGTAGTTTAGATGTAAACGGTACATCATCTGATATTGCTTTCGTTGGTGGTTCTATGAATTTTGAAGATTCAAACGACTATATAAGAATAACAAAAGCAAGCGCAAGTGCACAATTAGGGCTATTTAGATCAGGTAATAATGCTGGAGGTATGTATATAGGGGGAGCTGGTGATGGTTTCCGTATATACACAGAAGGTTTTTCTTCAAAATTTCATTTAGATCAAAGTGGAAATGGGACATTTAGTGGAACTATATCAACAACTGGAATAGTCAGCACTTTAAGAGATAGTGTACTAATAAGTTATTCTGGTAATGACGGAAATGGCAATGACGCTGGATTAAAAATAATGAATGATGGCAACGATTGGGGCGCCTATATTAGAAAAACCAGTAACGGTAATTATGGTTTAAGAATTGATTCAGGTGGAAATAACGCATTATCTATATATTCAACTACTGGTGGTTCAACAAAAACATTTGGAGTTAACGGTTCTAACGGAGATACAACTATTGCGGGTGCATTAAGTGTTGGGGGTACTTTAAGCCCGTCACAATTACAAGTTACATCTGATAATGCTTTTTATAGACATTATGTTCTTAGTGCTACTGGTGGGGAATCATGGAATGCAAGTAATGGCTGGCATAGAATAATTGAAATAACAGGCGGATCTGGTAGAGGTAGATGCCGTTTCTTAATACAAACAAATGGCGGAAGTGGTACACCTTGCAGGGTTGAGGGTGTTGTTAACACAGCTTGGTCAAATTCTAACGCCACACTATCTATAATACACAATAGTTATCCAAACTTTATAACAGACATAAGAGTTGTAAGAAATTCAACATCAAATAAATCCTTTATAGATATAAAAGGTGGGGGTGAAGATTACGTTGAGGTAACAATACTTCCAGATGGTGTCGTATCTGCGAATGTAGTAAACTTTACAAATGTAAATACATTGCCAAGTGGTGATACAATGGAAATTCACCAAACATTAACAAATATGATTATGTCGTTGTCTTCTGGACAAGGATCAGGCAATGGTTATGATGGTGTTGCTGGTACAGGTCAAAAACCTTTTCAAGTAAAATATGAGGGCTCAATTTATGCCGAACAAGGAAATTTTGCAAATAATGTAACGGTATCTGGTGGTAATTTATCTATAACTGGTGATGGTAGTAACGCAGTAACATTTACAGAAAGCGGCGCTGGTTTAATGACTATAGCTGCTCCAGATGATATAATATTAGATGCTGAAAGCGATATAACTTTAGATGCAAATGGGGCTGATATTTATTTAAAAAGAGGCGGTACACATTACGCTACATTAAGGCATAATAATACAGGTTTAAATATTCAAACTACTGAATCAAATGCTAGTATGTATTTATCACCAAATGGAACAGGTAATGTGTATGCAAGCACAGATACTCTTATTATATCTGCAGACGAAGGTGAAGCAGCGAAGTTTTTACTAAGAGCAGATCAAGGAGATGATGATGGAGATGATTGGTATATGATTAATCAAACTGATAATGATTTAGAATTTACTTGCGATAAAACAGGTTCACAATTAGCAAATTTAACATTAACTCCACAAGGGCCTTCAAATAGTGCAGTAGCAACTTTTGCAGGTAATGTAGTTGCTGGAAATAGATTTCAAGCAGCTGATGGTAGCGCTGGGGCTCCAACGATAACTAATACTGGGGATACTAATACTGGTATATACTGGCCTAGTGACCATCAATTAGGTTTTACTGTAAATGGCAGTAGGAAAATGTACATGTCAGAAACTGGGACATTTTTCCAAAATCAAGCTAATGGTGTAGAAATAAATAATAAGTTAAAACTTAATAGCAACGGCACGGCTAATAGCACAGGTGCTTATTTTGAATTACATCACGAAAATAATAATTCAACTGATGTTTGTGCTACTATTAATTTAACTAATAATGCAGGTGGTTACGCAGCAATAGTAGGTGGTACAACAGGAGCAAACAACACAGGTTACATAGAATTTAAAACTGATAATGCGGGAACACAAGGTACTGTGCTTACTTTAAATGGAGATAATTCTGCTACTTTTGCAGGATCACTTTCAGCTGGTGCTTGTTCATTTGGAACTCTAAATATAACTGATGATATTTATCATGTAGGCGATACAAACACTTATTTTGGTTTTGGAGATGGTGCTGATACTTTTCAAATAGTAACAGCTGGAACAGATGCTCTTACAATAAATTCTTCTCAAGATGCAACTTTTGCAGGGAATATAGTATTTGGTGATAATCATTTTATAGGTAATGGAAGTGGTGATGATTTATCTATTCAAAGTAGTACAGGTGAAGATATATATCTTGATTCTGCGGGAGATATAACTTTAGATGCTGCTGGTAATGATATAAGATTATTTAAAGATGGCGTTGAATACGGTAAATTTAAGCAATATAATTCTGGTGTTGGATTATATGTATCAATAGAAAATAAAGACTTTTTTGTTCTAGGTAATGATGGCGGGACTACAATAACAGCGTTTGGATTAGATATGGGTGACGGTGGTAAAGCCACTTTTTCAAGTACAGTAAGAGCTGCATTAGGAAATAAAGGGGAGCCATCATATAGTTTTACAGGTGATACAAATACAGGAATGTTCTCAGATTCTGCTGATACACTAGAATTTGCCGCGGGTGGAGCTAGTATGTTACATGTAAATGTGAACGCAGGAAAAGTAGGGGTTGTTGGTAATTTAACAGTAGCTTCAAATATTGAAGATAGAAACATACCTTGCTTATTTAATAGTAATTTTGAAGACGCCTACGGCACTAGTATTGTAGTAGTTCCTTTTAATAATAATACAGAAAATAATGTTTCAACTAGAACATATAACCATAACTTAACCATGCCTTATGCAGGTAAGTTAACAAAAATAGTCATGAAACATGTCAGCGGGTCTTTAAGTAGTGGATTTACAACACAATTATTCTTATATGTAAATGGTTCGCAGCAAGCAAGTAGTAGTGAAATAAGTTTGTCAAGTAGCTCTGTAACATGGACACCAACAACAAATAACACATTCTCAGCTGGAGATGTACTAAGTTTTGCTTATCAAAAAAGTGCTATAAAAACATTTGGAGGTGTTTCATTTGGAGTAGCAATAGAATTAACAGATTACGATATATAATATGGGATATTTTGAAAACATAAACAAAAACGATTTAAACCTTTTAACCGATGGAGAGGTAAGATATGTAAATGGAGCATATACATTAGTTCCTTGGATGGAAGGGTTGGATGACGCTATATATCAAGGGTGTATTGATGATTTATTAAGAATGAATTGGGCACATTACAAACTATATTTAGTTGGAGGTCTTTTACAAGGATGGAAAACAACTGATATAGATATTTGTGTAACAGGTGAAGTTGATGAAAACTTACCAATTTTAATGAAAGCAGCAATGGAGCTAGGCCCATTTGATATGTATTACGTAAAGTCTTTAAACGATATAAAAGGATCAGGCAATAGAATATGGGAATTTGCAAAACCAGACTGCAAAGCACATGAAGGTGCACAAAGATGGCATGGTCAATGGAAAGCTGACGGTATGTTCTGGATGACTGAAAAATTTGACCCTAAGGGTAGAACTTACGATAAAGAACCTTTAGCATTAAATTAATAAAGTAAAAACTACGTAAAATACGTAATGATATAAACATAGTAATAACAATTAAAATTAAATTTTATGGCAAAGAAAACAGACGATTTAAAAATCACAGACGAAGAATTAAAATTAATTCAAGAAAAAGTACAAGAAATTAATAATTTGCAAATGCAAGTTGGTGGATTGGAAATTCAAAAACAAATGGGGGTAATGCAAGTTAATCAAGCACAATCTCAATTAGGAGAGTTACAAAAAACGCTTGAAGAGAAATATGGTAAAGTTTCAGTTAACTTAACTGACGGCACTATAAAAGAGATTGAAGAAGATGAGCCTAGTAAGGAAGATTAGTATAGGAAGAGATTATAAAAACGATGCAATGCACTATGCAGTGGGCCAAGAAGTTTATGGAGGGCACACTATATGCGATATAATTGAACAAGACGATAAATTTTCTATTTTTATTAAAAAGAAAAATGAGGTATTACCTTGGAAAGATTTTAATAAAAATATGGCAATTGCAGTCGAATATAATTTGGAGTATTAATGCAAAGTGTATTTGATTTTATAATAAAACCAAAATCCAATAGATACGACAATACCAAACAAATCGGTGATTCTGAATTATTGTTAAATACAGAAATATCAGATCATCGATATGTTAGTCGTGTTGGTATTGTTTTAGCTACACCTAGATATGAAGAAACAGAAATTCAAGCTGGTGATGAAGTGATTGTTCACCACAATGTTTTTAGAAGATGGTATGACGTATATGGTGTAGAAAAAAACAGCAGGAGTTATTATAAAGAAGATAAATATTTTGTAAAGTCAGATCAAATATTTCTTTACAAAAGAAATAATAAATGGCATGCGCCTAAGGGTTATTGTTTTATTAAGCCAATTGAATCAAATAATATATTATTAGAAAAAGAAGTTCCATTAAGAGGTATTATCAAATATGTTGATAGCGAGCTTAAAGATATAAATAAAGAAGATTTAGTTGGATTTACGCCAAGCAGTGAATATGAATTTATTGTTGATGGCGAAAGATTATATAGAGTATTAACTAATTCAATATCTATTAAGTATGAACGTCAAGGAAACGAAAAAGAATATAATCCAAGCTGGGCATAAGGCAGTTGAAGAACTAATTAAAGTTGCTAAAGAAAGAATTGTTGATTCGGATGATGATGTTTCAGCAGATAGATTAAAAAATGCGGCAGCAACAAAAAAATTAGCTATATTTGACGCTTTTGAAATACTTAACCGTATTGAAGAAGAAAAAAATATGTTAGAAGATAAGCCTAAAGAAATTAAAAAAGAAAAAGCTTTTAAAGGTTTTGCAGAAGGGAGGTCTAGGTAATGTATAAGCAAACATTATATAACGTTATAGAGCCTATAAAAATTAATACAATAAAAAGGCTTAACAAATCAAAAAAGTGGGAGTATGGCTATAATAAAGAGCATGACGTTGTTATTATAAGTAAGTCTGGTCAGATTGGTGAAATATACCAAATACAAAACTTAAAAATAGCCTTACCTAAGCAAAAAAATATATATAAGTTTAAAAATAATAAGTGGAGTAGATTTGAATATCCAAAAGTTTTAGAAAAAATTAAAACTGTTTTTGATTTTAAACAATACCCGCAAGACTTTAAAGAAAAATGGTATGATTACATTGATAATGAATTTACTCGTAGGGAAGAAGGTTTTTGGTTTTATAACAAAGGCATTCCTACTTACATTAGTGGTACTCATTACATGTACTTGCAGTGGTCTAAGATTGACGTCGGGGCTCCCGAATTCAGAGAATCAAATAGATTATTCTTTATTTTCTGGGAAGCTTGTAAGGCAGATTCACGATCCTATGGGATGTGTTATCTTAAGAACAGGAGGTCCGGGTTTTCTTTCATGGCATCAGGAGAGGTTGTTAACTTGGCAACCATATCAAGTGACAGTAGGTATGGTATACTATCAAAGTCCGGTGCCGACGCCAAGAAGATGTTCACAGATAAGGTGGTTCCCATCTCTGTCAATTACCCCTTCTTTTTCAAACCGACCCAGGACGGAATGGATCGCCCAAAGACCGAGCTTGCCTACCGTGTCCCCGCAACAAAATACACCCGTCGTAAACTTACCGCCGCCGCCACCGACGAAACCTTACAGGATGAACTACAGGGTCTCGACACCACCATCGATTGGAAGAACACCGGTGATAACGCCTACGATGGGGAGAAACTCAA